ACTGCTTGGAGATGGCTCTCTTTCCAGCGGGAACTTATCGCTTACAAGTGCTGATTCAGAAATAATTGAAAAAGTCAGGAAGCTGCTTCCCAGTGGAGATACAATAGCCTACAAATGCCGTATGGCTTACCGCATAAGGAAAACAGCAGACAGACGGGACAGCCACGGATTTATGACAAAAACAAAGACCCAACAAGCCCTTGAACATTATGGGCTTATTGGTTCTAAGAGTGAAAACAAATCAATTCCTAACGACTATATGATTGCATCCGTTGAGGACAGATGGGAACTATTGCGCGGATTGCTTGATACCGATGGATATGCTGGCGGTTCTTGCATCGAATATGCTACTGTATCACAGCATCTTTGCACAGATGTTGTTTCGCTTGTACGGTCTTTAGGAGGAAGAGCTACGGCGACAACTAAAACTGGTTCTTATCGTAAAAATGGAAAACTTATAAAATGCAGGTTGGTATATAAAATTTCAATAATTTTCAACAATTCCGCTAAACCATTTTTCCTTACACGAAAGAGCAATTCGCTTCATTTCAAACGCAATGTGTTTAAGAAGTTCATAGATCATGTGGAGTATGTAGGCAAAGAAAAATGCCAGTGTATTATGGTAGACGACCCATCGCAACTGTACGTTACAGACGATTTCATCATTACTCACAATACGACCTTGGGAATTCTCTACATGACATGGCTCATGGGGCGCAACCCAGATATGCCGTCGTTGGCCTCGGCCTATGCGGATAAACTGTGCCGCAGTTTCTACGACGGAGCAATATCGTTTATAAAAGACCCGGAATACAAATTTAACGAGATTTTTCCAAGCTCCCCGTTGGCCGTTACCAACGCAAAGGACGAAACGATCGACCTTGCACGGCAGCACCGCTTCAAAACGCTTACTTGCCGTTCTATCGACGGCGGTCTTACCGGCGCGACACGTTGCGAAAGCCTCCTGTATGCTGACGACATGGTTTCCGGTTCCGAAGAAGCCTTGAACCGCGACCGGATGGACACATTGTGGACGAAGTTCACGAATGACCTCATGTCCCGTATGAAGGAAAACTGCAAGATGCTTGTTATTGGTACACGGTGGAGTGTCTGGGACCCCCTTGGCAGGCTTGAAGCGCAATATGAGGGTAAGAAAAAGGCTAAATTCGTAAAAATTCCGGCGCTTGACATTAATGGCAACTCAAATTTTGAGTACAAATATGGCGTTGGCTTTTCTACAAAGCATTTTAAGATGCTGAAAGACAGCATGGACGACATTTCATGGCGTTCCATTTATCAGCAGGAACCGATTGAACGTGAAGGCGTGCTGTACCATGAGGACGATCTGCAATATTTCAACGGGGATCTTCCAAAAGACAAAGAGCCTGATGCCATAGTGGCTGTATGCGACAGTAAAGGGCAAGGCAGAGACTATGTTTCCGCTCCCTGCGGAGTTATATATGGCGACCTTGTTTACATCCCAGCGTGGGTATTCAACAACGGGCTTCCTGACGTTACAAAGCCGCTTGTTGCTAATATGTGTCTAAAGCACAATGTATCAAGGCTTGACGTTGAAATGAATAACGGCGGCGATTATTACGCAGACGGCGTTAATCAGCTGATTCGTGGAGGCGGCGGCTATACGTCAATCCGCGAGTTTTTTACTTCGACAAACAAGATAACAAAAATTGTAACTGAAAGCGATTTTGTAAAGAAGCATTTTGTGTTTCTGAATCCTCAATCACCAAATACGCCAAAAGAATACAAAGATGCCATGCGCAACGTGCTTGGCTTTACGGTTACAGGGAAATCAAAGCACGATGATGCTCCGGACTCCCTCGCCATGCTTTCACAGCTTGTAAAGGACTTGTCTGGGATGGAAGTAAGAATTGTGGATCGCCGCAGTTTGCCCTTGTAACGCTTGCCATTCTAACCCCATTGGTTTAGATCAAGGCTTCATAATGTTGCAAAAACGTTAATTTTATGGTATAATTATACGTAGAAGTTAATGAAACTGAAAGTAAGGGGGCACGCAATTGGAACTTATAAGTGGCATGGAAGATAATGAAATAAATGGCATGAAAGATCATATGTTCCTTGGGCGCAAAGCCATTTATACGTCGCGTGACCCGGAAAAGATTGACGAGAATTCTATACCAGCCATTGTGAATGGCGCTATGCAGCGCCACCTTATGAACAGGCAGGAAATCATTTATCTGTTCAAATATTTTCGTGGTAATCAGCCTATTTTGTATCGTGCAAAAGAAGTAAGGCCGGAAATAAATAATAAACTTGTTATCAACAACGCCTATTCTATTGTACGTAACTCGACAGGCTATTTCCTCGGTGAGCCTATTCAATACACAGCCAAAGAGGATGAAGATTCAGAAAATGTTCTAAAGCTGAATACATTCATGGACAGTGAGAACAAGGCGCAGGAGGACATGAAACTTGCGCAGGATGCTTCCATTTGCGGCACTGCATATCGCCTTGTAGTGGTTGACGATGCCGGGGAGGAAGATGAAGCACCGTTCGAAATTCCAACATTGGAACCATGGAACACATTCGTAATATATTCTTCAAAAGCAGGACACAAGCCGCTTTTGGGAGTTACATACAGTTCATTGCTTGACGATAATGGCAATGTAAGCGGCACACTTTACACAGTGTATGACAGGAAATTTCGATACCGGTATTCCGTGAAAGGCGGCCTTACTACGGAAATAAAGGCTGCCGACATGGTTGGCGATCCACTGGCACATTTTCTTGGAGCCATGCCAATCATTGAATATCCAAACAACGAATTTGAAATTGGCGACTTTGAAGTCGTAATGACAATCCTTGATGCAATATCGCAGCTTCATTCCGACAGGATGAATAGCATTCAGCAAGTTGTTAATTCGGTTTTGGTATTCGTTGGCTGCCATCTAAAAACCAAAGAGGAAAATAAGGCACGGGGCAACGGCAACACAAGCGACTATGAAAAGCTCCAGCAGTATGGAGCAATGGAGCTGCCCGCTACAGGAAGCACATCAAAGCCAGACGTTAAATACGTTAGCGCGTCCGTAGATCAGAATGAAGCTGAAACGCTTGCACAAACGCTGATTGACTATGCGTATGCAATTTCCGGCATTCCAGACCGAAAAGAGCGTTCCAGTGGCGGAGGAGACACTGGCGATGCTGTTTATCTCCGCGACGGATTCCAATCATTGGAGCTTGTTGCCCGTACAAAAGAGCGCAATTTCAAAAAGTCCGAGCGTCAGACATTGAGGATTGTTTGCAGAATCCTAAAAGTATTCAATAAGATTGATCTTAAACCAATGCAGATTGATGTGAAATTTATCAGGAACCGCACGAACAATCTTCTTAATAAATCGCAGGCCGCTTCCAATTTGCAAAGTACGGGGCTGTTTCATCCGGAAGATATTATCTCGCTTATCGGAGTTACGGACGACCCGAAGCAGATGGCAGAGCGGGGGCAGAAATATAAAGAAGAACAGGCTCAAAAAGCTGCGGCATCAGGGCAGGGTCAAGTTGCAGAAACGCCTAAGACATTAGGGGAGGGAAACAATCCGGATGACACAACGGACGGAGAAGAGTAGAAAAGAGCCGCTTGTCGAAGTCCGTTGCAACAACATTATGTACAATCCGGCAACGGACAGATATTACACTTGCAACCGGCTTTTGGGGAGACTCCCGAAAGATTCAGAATATCAAATAAAATGCCCCAAATGCGGGCATATGAACATAAAGGGGAAAAATGGGTAACGAAGGAGCCTCATGCGGCTGCGGAAATGGCCTTTTTGAAATGCTGACAATTGTTTTTATTGTTTTGAAGCTCTGCAAAGTGATTACATGGCCATGGCTATGGGTTTTATCCCCAATCTGGATTCCTCTTGCAGTTATTTTTATCGTTTGTCTGATAGCAGCGGTCATTTCCTAGCAAGGAAAAAATTAGAGCGCCTAGAGCGCCAGTTGTTCGGAAATCCCGAACGGTTGGTGCTCTTTTTCTTTTCTGCTCAACAGAGCAGGAGCCTCACATGGTTGGGCTTATATACCATGGCCACAAAACCCTAAATGCCCCAACGATTAACTCCTTATCGTATGCCTTAATTCGCGCCGTGGGGAACTTCCAGAGGCAGCGGCGCTTTATGGGACTGCAATGGTTTTGACTGGGCGAAAAGCCTACGAGCAAGGTCCAGCACGCGAGTCCGATTCTCGCCAGTTCCACCAATGTGCGGTAGACGTGCCGCCGTGGTATCCGATTACCCGCTTGAACCCGAACAGACCTCCTTTTGAGGCGCGTTACAACAAAGTCGGATTGATGGCAAACCACGTTCCCGGTGAGGCCGACAAACCGGATCTATTGCGGATTAGAGAAGTGGTCTATCTCGCATGGCTCATACCCATGAAAACGTTGGTTCAAATCCAACATCCGCAACCACAGGCAAGTTTAAGGGCTTCTGCCGATAAAATGACTGGCATAGCGTCCGGTAAAACCCTTCCTTTTATTAAAAACAGCGAGGTGGTTTCTTGAATGTAATCAAATTGAATTTGCCGAGAGAACTCGCTTCGCTTGACATCTATCCGTTTGGCGATTGGCACGAGGGCGATAAATCATGTGACGTTGACTTAATTAAAAAACAAATTGCCCGTGTTGCAGATGCCAAAAATGCTTACTGTATCTTGAACGGAGATCTAATAAACAACGCAACCAAAGCAAGTGTTTCAGACAGTTATGCCGAACGGATCCCGCCCATGGAGCAGCTCGAATTAATTCTGTCACTCTTGTCGCCCATAAAAGGCAAAATCTTGTCCGTAGAGGACGGCAATCACGAGCGTCGTACTTACCGGCAGGATGGGATCGATCTTTCAAGACTGATAGCCCGCGAGCTGGGAATAGAAGGCAGATATTCGCAAGGCGGTAATTTGATTTTTCTTCGCTTTGGCCAAATGAAGAATGGCCGAAAGGAATCCAATGGCAGCGGAAGAATACGGCAACCGTGCTACACGATTTATGCAACGCACGGTTCGGGTGGAGGCCGAAAAGAAGGTTCTAAAGCTGTCCGGCTTGCAGACATGGCAAGCATTGTAGACGCGGATATTTACATCCATGGCCATTCACACCTCCCACTTGTAATGAAACAATCGTTTTTCCGCACCGACATTCAGAACAGCTCTGTTAAGCCAGTGACAAAATTGTTTGTCAATACGGCGGCTTCACTTGACTATGGAGGCTATTCGGAATCCGGAGAATATAAACCAAACAGCAAAGACACGCCTGTTATTCATCTTGATGGAACACGCAAGTTTATGACAGCAACTCTTTGATAAATAAAAAATTTTATTACGTGACGGGATAAAGGCGGACACCTACGGGGATAGGCCAATGTAACGGCGCGGAATACGGAGGAATCCAGAATGAAAAGGTTTAAAACAATTCGGCAATATGCAAGGTGCTTTGCCGGTGAAAATGGCGGCGGCTCTGCCGCTGGTACAGCTTCTCAGGCAACTGCCGGAGCAGGCTCTGCGGCTTCTACAAGCGCCGGAAATGGCGCTCAAACAGCAAATTCACAGACTAATGCACCGACTGCGCAGACGCAGACAGATACAGAGCCTTTCAAGTCTTTTGCCACGCAGGCCGACTTTGACCGTGAAATTCAACAGGCTTTGAAATCCCGTGAGGAATCCATGAAGGCAAAACTTACGCCTGAAATCAAAGCACAGGTTGAAAAAGAATCCAAAATGACGGCAGAACAAAAAGTGCAGGCGCAACTTGATGAATTGAACAACCAGAAAGCCGAGCTTGCGAAAGCAAAATGCCGTCTCAAAGCCGAGTCGCTGCTGGTAAGCAGGGGCGTTACCGACGACGTAGCACGCTCTACAATGCTTGACAGCGTAGTTACGGAGGACGAGACCGAAACTTTGAAGCGCACTCAAACCCTTGTAGATGCTATTGACAAGGCCACCAACGAAAAAATTAAAGAAGCCATGAAAAAGGTTAAAAAGCCTGATTCTGATGATGACCCGGGCAGTAATGGTACGAGTGCTGCCGTAAAGCTCGCAAAAGGCTTTGCAAAGCGCCGCGCAGCCGAGTCAAAAGCCTCTAATGACATCCTGAAACAGTTTATCGACAAAAACTAACGGAGGGAATAAACAATGAAATTCACTAAAACGGGCATATACGGCGGGACTACAGAAATTCTTGCCAACGACCATTATGTAGCCATTCCAAAGACGCTCGACTTTACAGGTAATGCCGACGGCATTTTCAAAGCAGGCACTCCGATTGGAGCCGACGGCAAAGCCGCAGTAACTACGAGTAACGTCTCGAATGCAGTCGGCATCCTGCTTTCGGATGTTACGACTGATAACCCGAATGGCACTATCGTCATTCACGGATTCATTGACACAGTAAAAGCACAGGCTCATTCCGGTGTTACGGTTGACACGGCCACAAAATCCGCGCTCCCAATGGTCCTTTTTTGCTGATTGACAGGAGGAAACAATTATGAATTTAACTGAACTTTTTTCGCCGGAAGCTGTTTCTGCGGCGTTTATCGAAGATCCCAGCAATAAACAGCCTTTCCTTGGTGCAGGGCTTTTCCCTGAACGGAAGAAAGCAGGGCTTGATCTTTCATGGATTAAAGGCACGCGCGGGCTTCCGATTTCCCTGAAACCTTCTAACTTTGATGCAAAAGCCACCTTCCGCGACAGGATTGGCGTTTCAAAGATTGAAACCGAAATGCCATTCTTCCGTGAAGGCTACCACATCAATGAAAAAGACCGGCAGGAAATTCTTAAGGCACAGGATTCCAACAGTCCATTTGTGCAGGCGGTTCTTGACAATATCTATCACGACATTGACGACCTTGTCGCAGGCGCTTATGTTGTCCCAGAACGTATGAGAATGCAGCTTCTGGCTCCTGATTCCGGGAATGCCGGTATCCACATTTCCGCAAATGGTGTCGATTATACCTATAATTATGACCCTGACGGCAGCTGGAAAGCATCTAACTATGTGCCTATTGCGGATTCCACTAAGTTGTGGAATGTGGCAGCCACAGCAACGCCCATTACCGACATTGAAGCCGTGCAGGATACTATTGAAAACGCCACAGGCTCACGTCCCAACACTGCGATTATGAGCCGCGCGACATTCAATATGCTTATGGCTTCAAAGCAGGTTCATGACGCTATTCTTGCACAAAACCCGGTGGCCAACATCTTCATTACACCGAGCATTGTAAAGCAGGCATTTTCGCAGATCCTTGGCGTGAGCATTATTGTTTACACAAAAAAATTCCGTGATGAAAGCAAGGCCGTCCATGCGTACTATCCGGACAAGTATGTCACACTGTTTGACAGCGGCGTAAGCCTTGGCAGTACATACTATGGCACTACCCCGGAGGAGGCTGACCTTATGGGAAAGTCTACGCCGCAGGCAAAGACTTCCTTGGTTGGCACAGGCATTGCGGTAACGCAGATTTTGCAGCCACATCCGGTGAATCTTGAAACGATTGCTTCCGAAATTGTTCTGCCGTCTTATGAGGGCATGAACACCGTGGGCGTTATGAAGGTGGCTTGACTATGGCAAAAGTCGTATTTCCGTTTTATGTGCTTTATGGCGGCCTTTTAAGGCCGCCCCTAAAGCCTTTTGATGTACCCGACGTCGAAGTGAGTAAATTAGTCAAGCAAGGGGCAAAAGCCGTTTCCTTGGCACCACAGGCAAAAGCATCCAGCAATTTAAACGCAAAACAACAGGCAACACAGAAGAAGAGGTAATTTATGGCGGACCTTTCTCAACTTGAAAAACTGAAACTATGGCTTGACATCCCGGATTCAACGCAGGACGCGAAACTCCAGATGCTTCTTGACACGGCAGAATCAGCCATTGAAGAGCGGCGAGGCTTGCCAGACAATCCCATGGAGCAGCGCTGGAACATGAAGCAAATTGAGATTGCCGCCTACTTGTACAACAAGCAAGGGGCAGAGGGAGAAACAGAACATAAAGAAAACGGCGTAGATCGCAAATACGAAAGCGCCTCTATTCCGGAAAGCATGCTAGCCGATATTTCTCCAGTAGCTAGGGTGATATCATGAGAAGTCTCAAAAAGGAAAAGCGTACAGTGTACGTTTCGCAGCCTTTGCCACAGCAAGAGATTAAGGATTCCGACGGAAACGATACTGGTGTTATGGAAAACGTGTGGGATGAACCAGTACAGCTATCCATCAATGTCAAGCCAATTACCGATGAACTTGAACGGCAGGCATTCGGTACCGATGTCAAAAGCATACTAAAGGCCGAGTTTACTCCGTTTGATGTTGGCGGCTATGAGTTTGTTGAAAACTCTATTGCTTGGATTGGTATTCAGCCAAACGGCACACTTTCTGACGGAGATCCTGCAAAGCCAATGAATTACAACTACACGGTTGAACAAGTGCTTGATACAGGCAGCCAGATTACCGTGTATTTCAAGAAGATTGCAGGAGCACCTAAAGCATGAGCGAGAAGATTTCCATAAACGTATTCAGCCGGTCATCAATTCAAAATGCTAAAGACCTTTTGATGAAAAAGGCAGATGCAATCGACAGTGGAACAAGAAAAGCCGTTGAAGAGCTAACCCAAAAGGGGTACGAATACATGCTTTCCATTGTGAAAGTTGACAGTGGAGAACTTGCAGGAAGTATCTCATGGGAATATGACGAGAACGCCAATACCGGTAAAATTCTAGTTGGCTCTGACTATGCAATCTTTGTGGAGTACGGAACAGGAATTCGTGGCAGAGACAGCCCCCACCCTGAACCGGCTCCCGGTTGGGTATACGACCATAACGGTCATGGTGTAAAGGGCTGGTCGTTTAAAGATAGAGATGGGAATTGGCACACTACGCAAGGCCAACCTGCTTCTGCTTTCGTGTACCGTACCCGTGAGTTTATGCGGCAATATGCCGGAGAAGCATTGAAGGTGAGTATGGGACATGCTTGATCTTACAAATGAGCTTTACAACAAAATAAAGTCTGCCGTTTTGAAGCTGTATCCGAACGCACTGGTTGAAAAGAAATACCAGGCAACGACAACAACTTTTCCATACGTTACCATTGCTGATCTTGATAACACGGAAACATCCCACAATCTTAGCTATGGGGAACGGCAGTCGCAAGCGTCATGGAAAATCGACATTTACGCAAATCACAGTACCGGTGAGATTGTTGTAAAGAAAATTCGTGATGCAATAGTGCCGATCATGGAAGATCAATATCATTTGAAGCGTATTACGGCAAAACCGGTTGACAATGTGCTTGATACAACGATTTACCGATATATGCTGATTTATCAGTGCAAAATCGACGAGTCTAGAAAAATCATTTATTCTTAAATTTTTGGAGGGATACATATGCCTGATACTCCTATTGCAATTTCGGATGTTGGTACCTATTTGTACGCGGAAGGTGCAACGGCTGGGAAATATGAAAAACTGGTTGACATTACGTCTGCCCCGGCAACAGGTTCCGCGCCCGGAAAAATTGATGCAACAACGCTGTCTGATACCCAAAAGAAATATATTTCAGACCGCCCGGATACACCTGATTATAAATTCGGGTACAACTACACTAAGGACAACTTTGCCAAAGTGGTTGCCGCAATCAGTCTGACCGTCGCAAAGAACTATTTGATTGTCTATCAGGACGGAAGCGGAGAAAAATTCTCCGGAACAGGAGCTACTTGGAAGGAAGGGGTAAGCGAAGGCAAAAAGGATGAAGCCAAAATTTCGTTTGCCGTTGCGTCCCATGAACATGTGGATGATACGTCTACGCTGATTTCTGCATCCTGATTTTTAATTATGGAGGAATAGAATAATATGGCAGCTTTTGATGTAAATGTAGAGAATAAGACCTATAAAATGTTCTTCGACCGTGGCAGCGTGCGCCAGTATGAGGAAATGGGCGGCCAGCTTACCGACATGAAAGAAAAAATGTTCAGCACTACAGACCGGCTTTTCTATGTGGGGCTTCGCAGATTCCACCCGAATATCAGTCCGGCGGAAGCGGCGGAAATTTCCGACAAGGCCATTGAAGAGTTTGGAATTGAGTCCGTGTATGAGGCTCTTATCAATCCCTTTATGGAGGTTTTTACGCAGGGCGGGAGCAATGCCTCGACCGGGAAGAAATTTCTCGTCAGCAAAAGTCCCAAGGCGTAAGCTCCGAAAATTTACCGTCCCCAACAGAGTATTTTGAGAAGAACCTGCTTCCCATTGCCTTAATCGTAGGCTGTCCCATCAATGAATTCTGGTACGGGGAGCCGAGACTGTTCTGGATTTATGTAAAGATCTACCGAGAACAAAAGCGGAATGAACTGCGCCAGATCAATACGGCGGCATGGATTCAAGGACGGTATGTGGCTGCCGCAATTAACGCTTGCTTTGCTAACAATGTGCAGTATCCTCAAAAGCCGTTGGACATTTTTGGAAAGCAGAAGGCAGACGAGCAAAAGGAACTTCCAGATAAGCACTCTGCGGTTGAGGACAGCATCCGTGCACAGTCGGCCAGAATTGACGCAGTTTTAAATCAGCGCAAATGAGATTTTTTTGTAAGCCGTGGCCATAAGCGCTGCGGCTTTTATGATAGGGGAGGGAAAGGAAAATGGCAGACAATGACGATCTGATGATTGAAGTTACAGGATCGTCTGACAAGGCCGCCAATGCAATTGATCGTGTCATAAATAAAGTCACGAAGATGCAGGACGCGGTTGAAAAGATGGTTCCCTCACTCACAAAGTTTACCGAAAGAATGGACTCTCTTGCTTCCAGCTCCAAAGCGTTTGCCACACTGGACAGGCTGACAAAATCCACCGGGAACGTTGCAGCGGCGAGCAAAAAGGCCGAAGCAAATGAGGCCATGTATCAAGCGCGCTTAGACCGTGCAAATGTGTCTATGGATAAGTCAAGGCTGCAAGCAGAAAAGCTCTCGAATGCCTTTAAAAAGGTATCAGAAGCGGAAGCTATCGCGGCTCATAATAATGCAGCATTTTCAATGCCAACAAAAGAGTTTGCACAAAAATATAACACGAGCACCGGCAACGAGGGAATTAATCTTACCCCGGAGGTTCCAACGGACACATATGAACCCACTCCGGCACCGGGGCACACAAAATTGGCTTCTGAAATGGGAACTCCCCATAAAGTATCCTTTAATTTCAGCACGGGCAATGTACAGTCTGAAATCGGAAGAATTCAAAACTTCATTGACGGGCTGATTCCCCATGTATCCCATATGTCATCCAGCGCACAGGCACAGTTTAATGAGCTTGCAGAAAAAATTAAACTGGTAAGCCAGCAAATTGACAACCAGCGCGGACTTTATCACAATCTTGCGTCGGCGGCATCACAAGCAGCAAAAGAAAGCGGCGAAGGCAGCAACTCATATCTCCGTATTGAAAAGCGTATGCTGTCCGCTGACAGTGCTATGGATCGGCTTCTCAATAAGCAAGAAAAGCTGAAAGCAGAAATGTCAAGTGTTGCTTCCTCCACCGAAAAAGCCGGATGGGGTTTTTCCAGACTCGGCAGCAAAGGCGAAAAATCCGCCAGTAAAACTAAAAGCGCATGGTCTAGCACTATGCGCATGATGGAAAAGATGCTTGTCCGTATTGCAGCTTTCCGTATTTTCAGCGCATTGTCTCAGGGGATTGTTACGGGTATTCAAGACATGGCTCTTGCAAGCAATAGGGCAAACAGCGCGATGTCCGCTCTCGCAACCAACTCGCTGTATCTGAAAAACAGCGTTGGAGCGGCTCTCATGCCAGTGCTCCAGTCTTTAGTCCCCGTTTTGAATCAGATCACAGACGCCTTGACGAATGTATTTAACACGATTGCCGCGCTTAATGCGCGGATCTTTAACCATTCCAGCACCGTTACAATAGCAAAGCGCGCTAATGTAGATTATGCGGCTACCCTAAACAAGTCCGGCAGCAGTGCAAGCAATGCCAATAAAAAAATAAAAGAGTTGCAGCGTACCGTTATGGGCTTTGATGAATTGAACAAACTCTCTAAAGAGACCGAGAGTTCAACCCCAAAATCAAAATCAGGATCTGGCTCTGCCGGTATGCCATCTTACGGCAATATGTTCAAAACCGTGAAAGTTCCGGGATGGGTGAACAAGATCGGTCAAGTCACAGACAAAATTGCGAACTTTGTAAAGGACAACGTTAATACGTTGAACCGGCTCTTAAAAGCGTCTCCCTTGGTTATTGGTGCAATTCTTGTATTTTCCGGAGCAAACGTGCGGCTGGGGCTGGGACTGATGGCAGTCGGAGCCGTTTTAATGGCAAAACAGGCCAAAGAAGATTGGGACTATTTGCATGACAAGACAAAAACTAGCCTTGACAAGGTAAAAAGGCTTTTAGCAATTACGGGCGCCGTTGAGCTTGCCATAGGCGCTGTGCTGGCCTTCTCCGGCGCTGCCGTGGGTCTTGGTATTGCTCTGATGATCGGCGGCATAACCACTACGGCTGCGACGCTGAATTGGGACAGCATCAGCCCTAAAGTTAAACAATCTTTGGGGGCAATTACCTTTACCAGTGCCGTGGCAATGTTGGCTCTCGGTGCAATTCTTACGGCAACAGGGCATCTTCCGTTGGGCATCGGGCTTCTGATTGCTGGCGCTACAACCATGTGGGCTTCGGCATCATTAAATTGGGGAAGCATGAGTTCACAGTTAAAACAACAAGTAGGGGCATGGACTGCTATTATTTCCGGCGCTCTCTTTGCCATCGGAGTAATACTTACCAGTACCGGACATATTCCACTTGGCGTAGGGATGATTATTGCAGGGTCAATTGGGATCGTATCTGCGGCCGCTCTTAATTGGGACACTGTTAAGGACAAGATAAAAGAGGTTCTAAGCAGTATTCTATCCATTGCGTCCACTGCCAGTGTGGCAGTTGGCCTTTTGCTCTGCTTGACAGGTGCTGGAATCCCAATAGGTATAGGACTTATTTTGGCAGGAATGAAAGGAGTTAAAGCCGCAAACGACATTAGTCAAAACCCTATTACGCAATGGGCAAAAGACCTAATGAACGGCGTTATAGGCGTATTTGAAAGCGGAATTAATTGGATTATTTCAATGATTGACAAAGTTCAATTTACTGTTCCAGATTGGGTTTTGGGAATAGGTGGGAAAACTTACGGAATTAACATTTCACCTATTAGCATACCCAGACTTGCATCAGGTGCATTGATTACAAGTACAACGCAGGCCATCATTGGTGAAGGAAAAGACAATGAAGCCGTTTTGCCATTGAATAATGAAGTATACTCACAGATTGCTGAGGGGATTGTCAAAAACAGCGGATCTAGCAACGATAAAGTGGACACAGATCGTATCCTCGACCGCATGGACAAAATGGAGCATGCCATTGAAAACATACAGGTTTTTCTTTACACCGACGACAAAAAAATTGCGGAATCCGCAAACCGTGGAAACCGCGTTCTTGGGCGTACTAGCCCAACAGCGACCTAAATAAAATAGGGCGGCTAAATGCCGCCCGGAAAGAGGTACACAATGGCAAAAGTAGAAATTAAACAAGCTGGCGCAGGTAAAACCAAAATTACTCTTGATGGAAAGGATATTTCCAGTATGGTGACAAGGTTTTCGTTTGGAAGGGACGCAAGTAAAACTGAATTGCCAATTCTTCATCTTGACGTAATCGGCACAGATATGTCAATTGACAGTGCTTGTATTCCAGAGCTTCCGGACATTTTTAAACCATTCTATGAGCGAAAAAAGCAGGCATAAATAAAAAAGCAGGCGGCATTTACCGTCTGCTTTTATTTTTGCTATTTTACTATGGTACAATCATTTAACACAACAAGCGTACTCGCAAATGTTCCACCGCATGTGCCAACAACAGTTACCTTTTGGCCCTTTTTTAAATTTTCCACCGGTTTATCATTATCAAAAGACATTTTTATACTTTTGGCTCCATATTCATCCACATTAAATGTAATGTAAGGATTTTGGCCTATATCTCGATCTATATTTGCAATTGTACCCGTCAATTGCAATTTTTTGTCTTTATATTTCGAATCTGCTTTGATGGGATTATCTGAATAGTCCTTGTAAAGGGTCTTATATTCAACCTTTGTTGCATTTGTCCCGGATGATTCCTGTTGACTAGACGTGACAGCGGCACCAGCAGCAACAACACTGCTACTATCAGAATTTTCAGATGGTGATGCTATGGCTGCCAGTATGATTATAGCAAAAATTATAAAGATAGAGGCAATCGTAACGCAAACTGCTTGCACTGGCTTTAACTTTTTTCTGCCTCGCTTGTTTTGTTTACTCCGTTTTTGGCTATCCGGTTGTTGTATCTGCTCTATTTGTACAGGCTCTCCACAATTGGGACAAAAGTTTCCTTCAAATTCTTTTCCGCATTTTGGACATATCACTTTCATCATCCTCCTGCTCCCATTTTACCCCATTGGCGAAATATGTCAATGCTTCTCTTGAAAAATTCCTGCGGCGTGATATAATGGAAGCGCAAAGGGTCAGGGACGGTTCACTTCTTTCCCACACGGGAGCCTTTCATTGCTTTGGGCTTTGCCCAAGCGGAAAGG